CTTGCAGTCGATGACGCTGCCGAGCCCCCAAAGCCTGCCGAGCTCATCGGCAGGAATGCCGTCCGTGATCAGGTGCAGGTGGAAGCGGTTTGTCGATTTGCCCCGGCCGTAGACGATGACGATCTTGGCCTCCGGATACCGGTAGACCATGCGGCGGTAGAAATTATCCCGGATCCTGCGCATCTCCTGCGCGGTATGTACCTCATGTTCGGGGTCGAGCGTGAGTGTGGAGTAATAGCTCGACAGGGAGAAGTTGGCGTTGACCAGCGCCACGAACTTTGCAGCCGAGATCCTGGTGTTGAATTCCTCGCGTTCTTCCTGCGACTGGAACCGCGGCTTCTTCGGCCGGCTGGTCTTCGGATCTGTGCCGCCCGCCACCGTGTACACGATCTGCTCGCAGACCCTCCCGGAAAACTTCCGGCGCTTGTGTCTCTTCACCATAGTCTCAGCTCCTCCCATCTCTGCCCGCTCAAAGCGTGGCCGGAAATTCCGGCCATGCGTTCAGCGGTCAGTTTCCTCGCGTATTTTCATTTCTGTGTATTCTGTTGGCGTTATCGGCGGAAAGCCGAACGCTGCCCTAATCTCGTTCGGGGTGTTCTTGCGCCAGACCTCCTCTTCTTGTTTGATGTTTTTCCAGGCTGCGGCGTCCAGTGTCTCGAGCACTGCTTCTGCCTGACGTTTCAGGCTCCGCAGTTTGAAAAACACCAGCACGCCCAGTGCGATCCACTCCAGCGCAGCAGCAAGCTCCAAAATCCCAATGATCATTTTCTTCTCCTTCCACTCCTTCCAATTCTCCTTCGCAGTATGTACAGCGGCTCGGCAGGCTTTTTTTCAAACCGCCTTTCTTCCAGAGTTCGAAGCACGGTTTCTCCGGTCTGCCGCAGTATGGGCATCGGTAGACACGGAAGATATCATCCCAGCGCCAGACCATGCGGACTTCGTTTTTCTCCTTCAAGCCCCATCACCTCCCTCATTGCTTCAACCAGCCTCTTTTCGAGTTTGTCCTGATCGATCTGTATTTTCATCGCGATGCCTTCCTGCTCTACCCACACGCCGTCCGTACGCTTTGTAAATCCTGCTGGTGCAAAATTTCTGGCGTGTTCCAGCTCCGGCGTATGCCTGCACTGTGGATAGCTGCATTTCTCGCAAGCCTTTCTGTCGCAAAGGAACAGGATATTCCGCTCTTTCGCCCGCGATACGCCGTTCGGCAGAATAACGACTGGCTGCCCGACCTCCGCCGCAAGCTGCTCCTGAACCTTTTTCCGATCGCCGTCACGCATTGCGACTGTGCATTCCAGCAAAATCATTTTCTTTTTTCCTCCACGTCTTCCGGCGGACGGCTGAACGAGAATTCCTTGCGGTTCCTATCAAACTTGGGCTCCGTCCACCTGATCCCAGCGATTTTCATGCCGCATTGCGGGCATTTTTGTGGGCTGATGATTGGTTCTTCGAGTCTAAAGTCAAGGGTGTCTTCTGCGCCAAGTGGAAAGATGCACCGTCTTGCATCGATGCTCACGCTGAATTCGTCGAAGACATAGTTGCATACCGGGCAAACGGGGCTCGAGTCCAAGAACCCCTCGCTCTTGCTTCCTCGTTTTTTGATATTTTCTTCTGTTTTTCTCTGATTTTCTTCCGCCGCGTCGTTTTCCCGGATCTTCTGGTAGTATTCCAGCAGCTTCTCCCCGGCATTTTTGAGCAGCACGGTATAGCAGTCCGGCACATCCTCCGGGAACCATCCTGCGATTGGGCCGCCGTTCAGCAGGCACTTGTCGCAGTCGTCCGCCCTGCACGCCTCTATTGCCTGCATGATCTCCGCAAAGCTCATGTCCTTTTTGCCAAGCCGCAGCGCTTCCCGGCGCTTCTTGTCTTTCTTACTCATTCCTGCGCCTCCTCCAGTTCCTTGCGCTCCTGCATAAACCCGTGCAGGAACAGCTCCAGCAGAGCGGCGGCGCGGTTGGTCAGCTTGGTGAAGTCCTTTTTGCTGATCTTCAGCTTTCCGGTCGTGACGACCTCTGTGTCTGGCCTGCCGATGATCTGGATGGTCGGGTACGGTTCCAGCGTCTTCGAGCCGTCATCCTCGATCTTGTAGAGCGGCGGCGTCGTCTGCTCCATCACGATCCGCGGCGGGTATTCCTCGCCGCGGAAACTGACGTCCCAGTGCAAATCGTCATAGTCCTTTACAAACTCATCCAGCTCGACCGAAAACATATCCATGATCCCTGCCATTTTGATTCTCCCTTCAAATTGTGATGATCTCCCGCCTTGACTGGCGGGCAAATTTGCGTTCCGGGCAGAAGCGGCACTCGGTGCAGCTCCAGGCACCGCGGTAGTTGTTGCGCGTCGGGCAGAGTGGGTTGTAGCAGATCCCGGAGCCTGCCCGCTGCGGGCCGCGGCCGAATTTTTTCTTCTTCGGTTCGGCTTTTGGCTTTTTGGCTGGATCCTTCTTGGTGACGAGCGTGGCCGCGCGTTCTTTCCGGAAGCAGCCGCAGCTTTTTGCATGCCCGTTCCGGAGGTATCTGCCGTCCTTGCTGCAGATGGTCCCGCATTTGCACCGGCAGATCCAGTGTGCCGTGTCTCCTTTTTTGCTGGTATCCCGCCCGATGACATGCAAATATCCAAAATCCGTGCCTGTCAGATCGACTACGTGTGACATTTCCATTCTCCTTTCGTCAGGGGCCGGTCTCCCGGCCCCTATGCAGGGCGGACTTGCACCGCCTGCGCCTGCGCGTCCCCCTGTCGCCGCAGGCGAGCTGCCCTTGTCTGCTCAGGCAGCTTTCCATAAGGAGGTAACACGATGCCGCCGGGCGATCCCGACACCCGGCGTTGGGTAACGTTGACGGTTCCCATCCGCGCGCACGTTCCACACGCGCTTTTTATCCCCGGCCCGCGGGCTTGAGGTTTCGCGGGCCGGGTGCAGAGCCGGGGTGATCCTCCCGCAGCCGTCTCATGGCGGAGCGGCCGCGGCATAAGTCCGAAAAAAATATGGTTCCCCGGCTGATTGCTGGTCTTAGTCCTCGGGCTGGCTGATGTCCTTGTGCCGCAGCCCGTCGGCGTTCTCGGTCAGCGGCAGCGCCTGCCGCCGCGCGTGCTCCTCCGGGTTCCAGCCGCACCGCGCGCAAAGATCCGGCGCGAGCTTTGCATACGGACAGGCATTGCCCTGCTTCGGCAGCCCGCATGCCTCGCGCGGGCTGCTCTCGTTTTTTTCTTCCGGCATGTTTAAATCTCCTGTATGTCGATCCCAAATTTTGACCGCATGAATTTGCGGTTGCGCAGATATTCTTTGGTCCGCGTGGCGGTCGACTTCACGTCCTCGACGACGAGCTTGCCGCCGAATTTGTACGAAAAGTCCGCCGTGTACCGGATCGCGCGGATGCGCTCGCCAGTCTCGGTGATGTAACTCTCCTGCAAGGTGAACTGCGGTTGCAGGCGCAGATCGGAGATAATGCCAGCCCGGAGCATCACCATCAGCTCGTCATAGCGCCGGGCTTCCTTCCGGCTGGCGAAGCGCAGCTCGCCGCGCGTATCCTTCCGGCTGCCGTACTTCGTCTTTCCATGGCTCCCCTTGTGAAGGGGAGCTGTCTCCGCAGCGCCTGAGAGGTCTCGCATCTGCCGCGCGTAAGCCTCCCGCATCCTCGGCGGCATGTCCGCCATGGATTCAAACCGCAGGCCGCTCATTCGGCAACTCCGTCCATCTTCGCCCCGCATAGTCTGCAATAATAGCTGTCGTTAGATTCTGCGTTGCCGCATTCACTACAAGTGAATACACCGTCATCATCATGGTAAATCCACCACCCATGTCGCACCTCCGCAACGTCGGCGGCGGGCACTTTTGCAAGTTTATCGAACAATCGGCTTACCCGCATCACGGGCGCCATGAGTGCCTCGTTTACCCATTCATTCGCTGCTTTCACCGCCGCCTCGCGGCTGATGTATTCGTCAGGCATGGTCGGCCTCCTTATCGCACGAGGAAAGCACGCGGTCGTCCAAAAACGCACGCGCCGTGTATTTCCCGCCGCATTCGCACGGCTCTTTTGTCCGGTAAACTGTCCAGTTCGGAGTCGATAGCTTTTCGTCCACCGGCGCGACCTTCCCACACCGCTCACAGACCGGCGTCATGTCCATCATATCCATCATGTTTTTACGTTTTGCCATTCTTCTTGTCCTCCATTTCCTGCATCGCCCGCTCGACCTCTCTAATGTCAAAAAGCCCCACTTTCAACCCGCTTGGCGTATTCTGTCCATGCGCATACGCCGTCAAGTAGATATTCCAGTAATCCGGTCTGTAAGAAACTCCGTCCCGCGCAATATCAATGCTAGAATATCCCTTGCACGGCAGCACGACCACGCGCCCGTCCTTGTCGGCCTCGACAAGCTCGCGGAGGCGGGCAAACCCGCCGCACAACTCGGCAATGTCCTCGTAGGCCGCAAGTCGATCAACAAAATCCGCATGGTACTGCACTCCGCTGAAATTCACCCGCCAGTATCCGTCTTTGAAATAAGTCAGTCGTTCCATGTCTTATACTCCTTCTCGATGTATTCGCAGTATGCCATTTCCAGCCTCGCGCCTGCGCTTTCCGCTGCGTCCGGCAGGAAAACAACCGCGTCCGCCACGTCGATCATTGCAAAACAGATCCGCATATAGTCTGCTGGGGCCATGCCCTCCGGCAGCTCGGCAGGATTGAGCACAGTGTTCCCCTGCCAGCCCAGCTGTATTTCTGCCGCTGCAAATTTATCCCGATACCCCGGATCTCCGGTGATTTTACCGGCTATGTAAACCTTCACGGCAATTCCTCCACATACCGCCAGCTCTGCGGCGGGCGGGTGACCGGCTTGGGTTTTGCCTTGAGTGCTACCTCTACCTCATTTGGCACAGCGTAAAATTCCCGCAGTTCGCGCGGGGTGTCGTAAATTTTAAGATCATCGATCTGCATGCCGTATCCGTGCTCCGTGCCCAGATACTTGTATATGTCCTCGCGGGTGAGGCAGGCATCCACCGTCGCCCATTTGGGGATCATGCAAAGCGGGTAGACCGTGCCGATCTTATTGCAAGTAAATTCCGCAACGACTTTCCCGTTGGCGTCCTCATATCCAAACGCCTCCGCCTGTTCGCGCTCATAGGCCGATTCCGCCGTAATAGCCGGCGTCCCTGCGTTGGCTTTCACCATGAGCGCCCCCTTTCCGCCTGTGGTACAGTAGATATAGCACTTAAACGGCACACCGCACTTCGGCGCGGTCTTGCGGATTTCGACCGTTTTACTCCCGTTCAGGATCTTCCTCACCCACTCCGGGCGAATGCTGATCAAAACAGCTTTACTCATGCTTGCCTCCTTCCTCCGGCGCTTCCGGCAATCCGCGCCATTCCCAGCGGCTGGAATCGCAGCACCCGGCGCATGGGCATCCTTCCTGCACGCAGTTCATGCAGTCAAAGACAATCGCATCGTCCGCACCGTCATATTCGCAAAAATCGTTATGCTTGCAGTCCAGGCAGTCATGCCGCTCTTTTATCTGCTCGATTAGAGCGTCCCTCTCTGCTTCTGCCTTCGCGTTCTCGGCGGTCAGGCGCTCGATCATGGTGATAGCTTCATCCGCCAGCCGCTCCGTGCAACGCACATACTTCATTTGTGGACAAAGCCCGCAACCCTTCTCTATATGCGTCGCGCAGATACGCAGCGCCTGCACGATTTCCTTGTCTGTCATATATCCTCCATTCCTTCAAGAACCATCTGCCCCGGCAAAACGCCATCCTCCATCCACCAGTGCATCACATCCTCACCTGTTTGCCAGTCGCAAGGCAAGCCTCGCTTGCGACGTTCCCCAAGCATCCTGTCAAACGCCCGGACATACGCCGCTTTGATCTTTGGGTAACGCGCGAACTGCACCTTCCGGTGCTTGCCTGCCATCGGGCAGCCGATACAACCCACGCGTTCAAAACCGCAGGCGTAAAGCGGATTCATCGAGATCTTTTCTTCCGTGCAGTAATCCCAGATGTCAGCATCCTGCCAGTCAATGATCGGGTTGACTGTCCGGGTCCCCTTGAGCTGGCAGTTTTCCATCAACATGCGGCTTTCGTCATTGTCGTTCATCAGCGTCAGCCGCTTGGATTTGTCCCTGTGCAGCGCCTCCATAACGCCGCGGGACTTGCGCTTTTGCGATTCGGCCCAGCGAACGCCAGTCGCGATCCACCGCCCACGCCCGCTGGTCTCCTTGAGTTCTGCACAGCAGTATCGCACGAGACGTGTCGGCGGCATGAGCTTTCTCGGAATCAGATTCCACATCGTCACGTTTCCGCCGTCCGGCGTCCGGTGCGTATCGATGTCGCATTTTACGCCGGTCAGTTCCAACCGCCGGAAGGTATCCCGCACGTGCCAGACGGTCTCCGGCGCGTCCGCCGTTGTGAGACTATGTAGGGCCTCAAACGGGATCCCGCTTGCCTCCGCCAGATGCAGCAGCACGTCCGAGTCCTTCCCCCCGGAATACGTGACCACCAGCGGCTGCTTGTACAGGCGCAGGCTCATATCCGAAGCCATCCGCAGCCGCTCAATCGCGGTTTGTTCTAAGTCCATTGCCGTCCTCCCTCCCCGGTGTCAGCTTGGCCAGCATGATCTGGCCCAGATCCGCCACGCAGATATCCACGATATGCTCGCATAGCGCTTTCGGAATCACTGATCGCTCCTTGCTCCCCTTCAGCCCCTGCGTACCGGTCTTTGCTCCGCGCGGCGCGGCGATATGGCACGGGTCGCCGTTGTGGCACATCGGCCTAAATTTGGGATCTGGATGGTTTGTCCATATATCTGTCGGCTTCATTCTGGTGTCGCCATACTGGCAATATGTAACAGTGTAGCGAGGCAGATCCTGCATCCACGTCATTTTCCGCATCCCGCCACGGGGATTTTCTATAAAATAAAATTTCGGGTTTAGCTCTTTGATGAGTGCCAGGACATGCTGGTCCACCTTGTCGCAGAACTTTGCGTACTCGCTCACCGCGTCCAAATTCCCCGTTTCCGGATTTTTGCGTCGATGGTGTGAGATTGCAGCGATGGAGAATGTCGTGCAATCCGGGCTTGCCCATATCACATCCGGATGTCCGAATTTATCCAAGATGTCTTTCGCCGTTACCGTTAGGATGTCGGCGTATAGGTCGATGTTTTCAAAGTCTTTGTCCCACTCCACTGAGTACACTTCGTGCCCTCGTGCCTCAAATGCTTTCCCGATGCTTCGCGTCCCTGCAAACAATTCGAGTACTTTCATCTTGCCTCATCCCTCCCCGGCGTAAGCTTGGCCAGCATGATCTGGCCCAGCTCCGCCACGTAGACCAGCCGCCCGCGGCTGTACACCATCAGCTTGTCGCCCTGGATCTCCATCCGGTCAGCCTCGATGTTCGTGATATCCTGGCAGGCGTCACACACAAACCTCATACCAGCGCCCCCGGCCGGGTGTCCGGCGTGTAGTGGAGCTTGGTTGCGTGGGCGTTCTGATGGTACTCCGGGCGGGTGAATTTATAGCCCCAGTGTTTGGCTGCGGTGAAAAGGGCCGCATAGCCATCCTCGGCGCGGACGATCACTTTCTGGTCTCCATATGTAACGGAAAAGTGGTTCTGTCCGGTGTATCCAGCCTGTGCGATCACGGCGGGGCGCCGCGGCGCCCGCTCGCCGGGGTAATCGATGCTATTTCGCAATGTGTTTGCGCCTCCTTATCTGGTTGTCGGCATGGACCATCTGCTTTCCCGCTGCTAGATCGGGCTGCAGGCTGTCCCTGTCGCGGTGGTTTACATCGTAGATGTGGTTCCGGATGCTCTCATATAGCGTCCAGCTGCAGCACCCGGCGCGGCATGTGCCGCTTCGGTCCGGGCAGTTCCGGCCGCAGGGCGGCGGGATGGGCCGCATGCGCGGCGCAAAATAATTCACTCCGCTTCCTCCTGTACGTGCTGCAGCCATGCCGCGAGCGTTTGCAGCGCCGACTCGCGCCGTAGAAGGTCTTCGACCGTATCCCGGTCGACGCGCGGCATGCTCTGCAGGATCTCCCGGTCATTGGCGCAGTCATCGGCAAAAGCCAGAACGGCGTCGATGATGTCTGCCAGCTGATCCGGCCGGAGCTCGACCGGGATCTTCTGTTCGCCCATCACAGGATCCCGTAGGTCGTCAGGCCCAGCGCGATCGCGCCGGTCGCGACGCAGGCGTCGGCCATCTCTGCGTACCCGGCGATCACCGCCAGTACAAAGGCCGCGCCGCCCAGCCACACGCAGCAGGTCTTTACCACGCGCCGCATGGCCTCCCGGTACCGCAGCTCCTCCAGTAGACGCTCCTGCCGCTCCCTGGTCTCTTCCTCCGGCTCATACCCGAGCCGCTCTGCAAGATTGGTTCTCATAGTGCTTCTCCTTATCTTCTTCCGTCCAATTTGTTGACACGTCTCTATTCCCCTCTTATAATGATCGTGTCAATATGAGGGGAGGTGAACATATGACGAGGTCTGAAATTGCGCTTCAGCTCGCGCTTGCCGCGATCGAAAAGGGCAATCTGATCATTACTGATTCGAGCAATGAATCTCTCGGCGACCAGATTGCTGTGCTTTTCAACCGCATCTATCGCGGGCTCGACGCTCATTGCGGCTCTGATTCCTAAAACTGCCGCAGCTCATGCAGCAGCGCAGTCAGGACCGTGATTGCGTTGCACGTTTCTGCCTTTCCGGCAGGCGATCCGCCGTTCTGGGCCAGCAGCTGCAACTGCTGTTCCAGTGCGGCGATCGTTTTTTTCTTGAGCTCATCCACCCAGCGCACCCCCTTCCAGATCCAGAATCTTCTCGATCGCAGCCTTGACCTGCTTGCCCTTCCGGGCTCCATTCAGTATCTTGCTGAGATACGTCTTGTCGCAGGGGATCCCTGTCCCCTCAACCTGCGCGGCCAGCCAGTCCTGCGTCTTGTCCAGATCGATCAGCCGCTTGCGCACGGTCTTCCCGAAATTTGTCATGCTATCTCCTTCTCCGTCTCCTGCATCCGCTTGACCACGCGCATCAGCCGGGCGTTCATGCAATGCAGCTTCTGTGCCTCGAGATCGTAGCCCTTGCGCTGCATGGCGCGGGCGGCCTCGGCGTTCTGGCACTCGCAGACCATCGCCGCCTCGATCAGATCATGCAGCTCCTGCGCATCCAGCGTCAGGGTGTAGGTCTTGACGTTCGCCATAATATCGACTCCTATGTACGCGCCTTGCGGCGCGTTTAATTGCTGGCCGCGGGCAGACGCCCTTCGGCTGCGGCCCGCTCGAGGATCTGCCACGCCACGCGGCGGGCGGCCTGCCGGTTGGCCTCTTTCTGCTCCGGCGTCAGCCGGCGCAGGTAGTTGTCGGCGATATACGCCGTGCAGTTTGGGAAATGATACTCGGCCACGATGTGCGGCTCTTCGTCCGCGATCGGGTCATACGGCTTTCTCATGGTTCAGCCTCCTTCCGGCGTTAGTTTTTCCAGATTTTACGGTCTTACGCTTTTTACCCTTGTTCGGTCCCCGCCCACGTGGTAAGATGTTGGCGGGTGGTGTTTTTATGACTGATAAACAACTTAAAATTTGCGCCGCTGTCGTTCGCAAGCACAGGCTCGGCGACATTCTCGACGAAACCGGCTGTGGCAACTATCTGGTGCTCCAGGACGCTATGCCCGTTGGGGCGCTCAGATTCAATGACGATGCGTGCAACGACGATACCCTTGTGACGCTGGCAGACTTCTCGCAGGAGGAATACGACAAGCACATACGGGACGGCTCTCGTTATAAGCTCTCGCTCTTCTTTTCCTCCGCGGCCCTCATCATTTCCGTCATCGCGCTGCTCTTTTCGGCCAGCTCTCTTTTCGGCTGGCCGTTTACGCCCGCGTGAAAGCAACGATGGCGACGGCCAGCGTCAGCAGCGATACGATCATCGAAGCGATCCCAATCACCAGCTGGACGGTTGCCCGACGCTTGCGCGTCCGTTCCCGGTCGCGCGCTTCTTCTTGCGCCCATCTGGTGAGCTTTTCTTCCTGCGTTTCCACGGCTCACGCCTCCTTCCGCTCGTCTTTCTTGCTCTCCATGAGCTTTGCGCACGCGGCCATACCCTGCAGATACATCAGCGCACCCTCTCGCAGTTCAGGCTTCAGCTTGTTCATCTCGGCCGCAATGGTCTCGACCTGGTTTTTCTGTTCTTCCGACATTGATCTCACCTCATCTCACATGTTATCTAACTTGTGAGTATAGCGTAACACCATAGTTAGGCTTTGTCAATATGTTTTTTCGTTTTTCCGCAAATTTTTATTGACACAGTTAGATTATAGCTGTATGATATCAGTATGGAGGTGATCCTGTGAATGAACGCATACGTCAGCTTCGGAACTCTTTGAAGCTTTCTCAAGCTGAATTTGGCGCAAAAATTGGCCTATCACAAAATTATATATGGATGATTGAGAAGGGTGAGCGCACGCCCAGTGACCGCACCGTCTCGGATATTTGCCGGGAATTCGGCGTATCGCTCGCATGGCTGGAGGATGGCGTCGGCGAAATGTATGTGCAGCGGAGCATGAACGAGGAGCTTGGCCTTATGGTCTCTACTCTCATGGGCGAGGCTGACGAGTCTTTCCGCAAGCGCTTCATTTCCGCTATGATGGAGCTGCCGTCGGAGTTCTGGCCAGAATTCGAGAAATTCCTGAAAAAAATCACCGGAAGCAATTAAAATGCTTCCGGCGTTCTTTTTTTATATTGATATTTCAATTCTTATAATCCCACGCATAAAACGCAGTATGATCTTCAGCTGCTCCGGCGTTGCCCGCTCGAGCAGGCTTTCAATCTCCGCTATGAGGTGTTGTTTCGTATTTTTCATTTCATCTCCCCCATTTCTCCACAAAAAGACCGTTCATTTTTTGTTCACTTTTCCGGTTGTGCTTTCTTCGGCGTTGCCTTACAATATTTGTAGGTCCTCTTTCCTGACTCGCATGATTATATTAGAACATACGTTTGATAATTACAATTATAAGATTTAACAAAAGAATCTCCTGAAACTGTGCACATTGTACGATTGCGTTCTTTTGTGGAAAGGTTGCATCTATGTCTCAAGCCAAATCACCAGACGAATACCGGCAGTTTACAAAGCCCGCTGAACTCCATAAGGCTATCAACGTCCTGCGTGGAATCGTCGCTGGCATCTCATCGAGCGGCGACGTCAGCACAGACGAAGTCAACGAACTTGCAAATTGGTGCCTTGTCCATGCCAACCTCCGAGACCGTCACCCGTTTTCGGAGCTTATCCCCGTCATTGAGGAGGCCATTAAGGACGACCACATCGATGAGGACGAACGCGCAAATATCCTCTGGCTGTGCGGCAATTTTGCCGACAACTCCGGGTATTACGATATCGTCACATCTTCTGTACAGTTTTTGCACGGCATGATCCACGGGATCATGGCTGACTCGGATATCAGCGACCGGGAAATCCGCGTGCTTTCAAACTGGCTTGACGCCAACGACTATTTGCAGGGTACATATCCTTTTGATGAGCTGAACACGCTGCTGCATGCAATTTTGGAAGATGGCAAGATCACCGAGGATGAGCTCAACTCCCTGCTTGCGTTTTGCAGCAACGTCGTCGATTTCAAGGATTCCCTGAATCTGCGTGAGCCTGACTTCGAAGCCTTGCGAAAGAAATACTCTGTCGGCGGTATCTGCGCATATTGCCCGGAAATCACGTTTAACGGTAAGATTTTCTGCTTTACCGGTGAATCCTACCGTGCCACTCGTGCAGAGCTCGCTGCGGAAGTCGAGCGCCTCGGCGGTACTTTTAAGAACACCGTATCAAAAAAGACTGACTACCTGATCGTCGGCAATGCCGGGAACCCGTGCTGGGCTTATTCCTGCTATGGCCGGAAAATCGAGGATGCGATGGCCGTCAGGCGCAACGGCGGTAAAGTCCAGATCATAAATGAGACGGATTTCTGGGACGCCGTATGGGATAGCCCGCTCGCCGACACAGAAAGCTGATCCTGTCGTGTTTCGCCCGCGCCGCTGGCCGAACAACGGCGCGGGCTTTTGCTTGCGCAGGCGACCGGGAGCCGTCTGTAACTTTAGGATAGCCTGTCCAAGGTAGACTTGTAAAGATATGGTAGTTACTTTTTGCAGTCAGACGTCTTGCTTTTTTGGGGGGAATGACATGTTTTGAAGGAAAAATTATCTGATTTATGCCGTGAGCAGAAGCAGACGATCACTCCGCACAAAACAAACCAGGACGTCGCCGAAAATACCGACCTTTCCGTCGGCACCGTCTCCCAGTTCTTTCGCGGCGACATCAAAAATCCGTCCGTTTACACGGTCGGCCCGATCTGCCGGGAGATGGGCGTTTCTATGGATGAGTATTTCGGCATCCCGCCTGCCGAGCCTGCCGAGCCTGCCGAGCCTCCCGATGCCGAAAAACTCCGCGCCGAGAACGCGGCCCTTCGTGCGCAGCTTGCCCAGCAGCAGAAGTCCCTGCGCATGCACCGGCTTGTGACGCTCATCCTCTTGGGTATTCTTTTGCTGTGTGCCCTTGCGCTTTTGGTCGACGTCCTCAGTCCATCGATCGGCTGGATCCACACATAAATAAAACCGCCCCGGCTCAGCGCCGGAGCGGTATCCGTATAACCTTTTGCCCTTGTGGTGAGAATCTGCTTATGAACTTTACATCTACCTGGAAAATCGCCGACCCGCTCGCGCAATACATCATTTACCTGCGCAAGTCCCGGAAGGACATGGAGGCCGAAGCTCTCGGCCAGACCGACACGCTCAAGCGGCACCGGGCCGCGCTTTTGTCGCTGTCCGAAAGCCGCGCGCTGAACGTCGTGGAGATCTGCGAGGAAGTCGTGACCGGCGACTCCATTGCCGTCCGGCCGGAGGTGCAGAAGGTCCTGCAGCTCGTCGAGACCGGCAACTACGCGGGCGTCATCGTCATGGAGGTTGAGCGTCTGGCGCGCGGCGACACCATCGACCAAGGCATTATTGCTCAGACTTTCAAGTATTCCAATACAAAGATCGTTACCCCGAACAAAGTCTATGACCCAAACAACGAAATGGACGAGGAATACTTCGAGTTCGGTTTGTTCATGTCCCGGCGGGAATACAACACCATCAAGCGCCGCCTGTCGCGCGGCAAGGAGGCTTCTTTACGCGAAGGCAAATGGATCTCCGGCAAGACGCCCTTCGGCTGGTCGCGTGAGAAGCTGCCGAATGACAAGGGCTACAAACTCGTCCCGCACCCGGAGCAGGCACCCGTCCTGCAGCAGATCTACAACTGGTACACCGGCGATGGCTGCGCGCGCATCGGCGCGAAGGCGATCTCCACGCGGCTGAACAGCCTAGGCGTCCCGACCAACTCCGGCAGCCTCTGGCGCGCGGACTCCGTGCTGGATATCCTGCGCAATCCGGCAAACGCCGGATGGATCAAATCCGGCGGCAGGCCAGAGACAAAGCGCATCGTTGACGGCTCCGTCGTCGTCAGCCGTCCCCGCACCCGGCAGGAGGATCTGAAGCTTTATAAAGGGCTGCACAACGGCCTGATCTCGCAGGAGCAGTACGACAAGGCCGTCGCTCTGAGCTATTCCAGCGCCAGCCCGCGCGGCAAGGGCGCATGGGGGACCGTGACGAGCCTCGCCGGTCTCGTCCGCTGCGACCAGTGCGGCCGCGTGATGGTGCGCCGTCCGTCGTCCGGCAACCGCCGCGATACGCTCCTTTGTCCCTCCTACGGCTGCACGACCGTCAGCGCGTGGTATGATGATGTGGAGGACGCCGTGCTGGATGCTCTGCGTGGCTGGCTGCGCGAGCTGGAGCTTGGTGAGGCCGCTGCGCCAGATGACACGCCCATGCGCACCGCGCTCGAGTCCTCGATCGCCGCCGACCGCAAGCAGCTTGCCAAGCTGGAGGCGCAGGAGGCCCGCGCATATGAGCTGGTCGAGACCGGCGTCTATACGCCCGAGGTCTTCCTGCAGCGCTCGCAGGCGCTCGCCGCCGACAAGCAAGTCATCGTCGACCGCATCGAGGCTAGCCAGACCACGATCCATGAGCTGGCCCTTGCCAAGCAGGCCCGCGCCCGTCTGGCCCCCGCCGTCCGCCGCGTCCTCGAGACCTACCCGCTTGCCGCATCCCCGCAGGAGAAAAACGCCCTCCTGAAAACTGTCCTGCAGAAAGTCCTCTACCATAAACAGACCAAATCCTACACCAAATCCGGCAGCGACATGCACGTCACCCTCTACCCCCTCGCGGATTGATGGTTATACATTTATTCGGTACGCATGAATGAATCCCATCTAAATATAGATTCTATAGCAAGCGGAAATCCCTCCTGGTGACAGGAGGGATTTCTTTATTTTGCGATATGCTCATAATACGCCATGAGCTTCTGTTCCGGCCCCGGGCCGTCTTTGTCGAGCAGGAACGCCTTTGCCAGAGCAGCGTAGAACTCCGGGCGGTTGAGGCCGAACTCTACGGCGACGGGGTAGTAGTCCGAGTACATCATGTTCATGGTTACGCCCCATGCCCAGCGCGGGACCGCTGGTGCCTGAATGCCCATGCTCTCGGCCACAGCCGTTGTCTGTTCCATCGTCCAGTGCGGGCCGGTCGAGCCGTCGGCATTCTGCATGTGCTCGGCCCACTGTATCGCCGTTTCGCGATCAAATGTGGCCGTCTCCGGCTCGTCGTGGTGCCTGTGCAGCTTTTCGAGCCTGCAGATCGTCTTCGCGTACAGCCCGACTTCCTCTGCGCTGCCCAGCGTCACGGGCTTCTCCATGGCCTCGTGCAGCTTTGTGTAAAGCTTTTCGATATATTCTTTCATCTCGTCATGCCTCCTGGATATACCGGTAGAGTTTATCGACGTCGTTCTGGTCAAACCGCATATCTTTGTCCTTGATTGAAAACAGCTTAATCTTTTTTCCGTCGATCTCATCCCGAGCGTATTTGTGTAAACGATCGATGTCGACATTTCCCTCCTCGTCAAGCGCCCCAGTCAGCTGCACAAAGAAATTGTCTTTCATTGCCAGCAGCCGCTCTTTCCCGCCGTCCTTTGCCATCCGCATAAGTATAGCCGCAGCTACGCCAATACCTTCCGGTAGCCGTGGAATCAGTTCGCTATTCGCGAATCGCTCTAAGCCATTTAATGCCTGATCTATCGTTACTGTCATTATAGATGTCCTCCTTTAAGGATGGGGCGGCTATTGCCGCCCCTTGCGTTTAGCCGTCGCAGCACCCGCACTTCGGGATCGGGTTGTAGAGCGACTGCGCCGTCGTTGCGGTTCCGGTCGTGACGTCGGCGACCTGCTTGGGGTAAAAGGTCGCGTTGACATACGTCACGATGGAATTGTCGCCGCAGCAGCGCCGCTCGGCCTCCATCTTCACGGCGTCAAGCGCCTCCTTGCGGACGCAGTCCACATCCTGCTTGACGAGCGTAAAGCTGTCCTCGGTGCGCTGGTTGTGGACGGCCTGCTTGCACAGTGCCTCACGGACGTCCTTGAGCTGCCCGTCGATATAACCGTACATCTCCAGCATTTTCTGGTCGTTGTACGTGTTGGCCTTGAGCAGCGCGATCTCGCTGTCCTTCGCGGCCAGCTTCTGTTCCCGGTCGAGATCGTAGCGCGTGACCGGCATGTTTTCGCTGCACGCTGCGCCCGCCGCCATTGCAGCTGCAGCCGGGTTTGCTCCCCAGCCGCCAAAGCCGCCGCCCAGCAGATTGCCCAGCAGTCCGAGCCCGACACCTGCCGTGCCAATGATTCCAGTGGTCAGGGCCGCGTTGGCCTTGCCGTTGCTTGCGTATTCCATAAAAAATCCTCCGGTAAAAGTAGTAAGCTGGCCAGCTCCTACTCTCATTCTGCCGCTTCCCCGGTTTTTATGGGGGACATTTCCGGGACATTTGTGTACCATTTGTGGGACATGCTTTCCTCTTAAAAATTTTCCCAGTACCCCTCTTGACTTCTACACATTTTTGAGTTTATACTAAGGGTGCGGAGAGATCCGCGAAAGAATCCTGAAATCTGGCACCGCACGATCCGCGGCACAACCATTTCAGGAATCTACAGAGATTGAACGTCGCCGTTCATCATCTGCCCATGAAAGCGGAGATTCCTTGCCGTTAAATAGGGAGCTAAAAAAGCGGAAATCCCTTGCCGTCAAGTAGGGAGCCAAAAAAGCGGAAATCCCTTGCCGTTAAGTAGGGGCTTAAAAAATCATGGGCAACTAAAAGCGAGACTTCTGCAGTCTCGCTTTTCCTGGAAAGATAGAAAAAACGCCATGAGCTGTAGCTCATGGCGTAAAAAGCCGCCCTGATGGGCGGCTTCGCTTATGATATCATGCTGTTGATTTTATTCCGATACATATCCAGCGGCACAGGCAGCATGTTCAAACGTAAAGTACCGTTCTGCAGTCTCTTTTTAAAAGAGTAAACTGCAATCCCGGTTATTTTGTCCGTCTTGATGCTGTGGTAAGTGACGATGCCATCGTCATCCTCTTCTGTGTAGCTATGCTCGTTCAGCGGATATCTGGCGTAAAAGATGTCATACTTTTTATCGTAGTCCATTGCTATAGTTGACATACTTCAGGCCTCCTTCCTTGATTCCGCCTTTCATCTCTTTTGACAGGAAGGCCGACGTGACGTCTCCGCAATCATCATATGTTGATACGGCAACTTTCATGAATAGCGTCGGGTATTGCGAAGATGTTTTTGCGAAATAGACCTCGCTGTCAGGTTCTCTCCCTTCCCAAATTGCGATTGGTTTTTGAATCGTACTTTTTATTTCATCCGGAGAAAACTCCGGGTGCGGGTTGTGCCCACCGTCACTGCTTATAATATGCCCATAATAACGCTCTGCAGACAGCACAACTCTGTATCCACGTGGATCTACTGTCTCAAACAGAAGTTCATCGTCCATACTTACTTTTTCTCAGGGGACAATTTTGCCCTGATTTCATCCAGCCTCATAACTGGCCCGACATGCTGCTCATATACAGAAACCATTTCAGCCAACTTTTCCGCAAGCTCTTTCGCCATCGGCATTGACAACGTGATCCGTTGCGCAAGTGCTCTCTCTTCTCCGACAACGTTATTGTTCTCATCCAGCATCGGAGTAGACGTCTGCAAATCAACTTTAATGTCAGTCAGCCCTCCGATAAGGCTAAACCCATCGATATAAATGGCATTCACTTTGTTTTCCTCCTTTAATCGCGGCGCAGTGGTGGGGGATGGTGGGCGCCACTTCTAACTCAATTATACTTTTTTAGATTCTTTTTGCAATAGATTTTCGCATAATTTTTTTACGCCCGTTACGTATGGAAAAAGCGCCATGAGCCGTTGCTCATGGCGCTTTCTCTTTGTCCGTTTTCCCTACCAGGCGGCGGGCGGTGTTGTAGATGTGGGGCAGGCGGCGGGAGATGGTTTTGCGGTCGACGCCGATCTCGGCGGCGGCATCCATCTGCGGGAGCCTGCGCACGATATAAAGCTTCACGATCTGCTGATCGATCTCGTCTAAAATTGCCTCATCGGTGACGCGCTCCCAGTCGCTGCGCGTGAGGTGTTCCAGCTCCTTCGGCAGAGCCAGCCGCGCAGTTATGCTTTGTCACTCCCTTCGGCCCGCCGCCGGGCAGGGCTTACTTTTCCTTGTGATTCAGCACAGCGATATTGCCCTTGTTGCTCACTTCGAGATCCAGCGCGGCGGCGATATCGCGCACCTTGACGTAGTTCGTGCCGTCTTTCAGGATGCGTTCAACG